CCTTGATCTTCTTCACGGCCCCGTCATCGACGATGTGGGCGGCGATGTGGTGCTTCCCGTCGTCGGCCTTGGTAAGCCCGACCGCGACACCGACCGCCTTCTTCGGGTCGTGCTGCTCACGGATGTTTCCGGTCCGCGCCCACTCCGGCATGGCCGTGTCCAGCCAGTCGGCGTTGAGGCGCTGCCGGTCCCCGTCTAGGTCAGATGAGGCGGCGGGGCCGTAGACGATCAGCGTGCCGTCGTCCTGCTCCTCGGCCTTCGTGATGGGCGCCCACGCGTAGGTGGTCTCAGGCATGTGTCCTCCTCGCCCAGTGCGCGGGCACGCTTCGATCGGATGGCTCAGGCGGGCATGGGGTGGCACCGGCAGTTCGGGTGCGCGGGCGGGGCATCGGAGCCGTCCAGCCAGGTCGCGCCGATAGGACGGGCGTCAGCCGCCGCGTTCGCCTCGCACACGGGGCAGGCGCCGGGCTCGGCAACCCACCGCCACTGAGTGACGCCGGCGGCCGTGTACTCCTGCCGTGCGGCCTCTGCGGTGGCTCGGGTGAGTTCGGTGAGGGCCACGCGGCGTGCCCACGCGTCGTCTCGGAGGGCGGCACGCAGGTCGTCGGCCAGTTGCCGGCGGGTGGCTCCGTGGCGTTTGGCATCTGCGAGAACGCGGGCCAGGACTTGCATGCGACTGTCGGCAATCGCCGCGACGGTAGGCCGGCGGCCGTTGAGGAACGCAGCGAGCGCGTCGGCCATCGCCGCGGTGAGGCGCTGCCGGGCGGCCTTGTCGTCGCCGATCGTCCAGTTGAACTCGGCCCGGCCCCCTGTGGTCTGGCCGTGGGCTGCGATAGCCCCGATCGTCCAGCCTTCCGCCCAGATCCCGGCGAGGGCTGCGGTGAGCGGCGCGGTGAGGGCGACACCCTGGGCGGCGAGGAATACCGCGGCTACGACGATGAGCGCGCCGTAGTGGTCTTCATCGTCGTCCTCGCCTTGCTGCGGTGACGCGGCTGCCCCTTGGGCTGTCCACCGCTCCGCCAGCTGGTCGACATCAACAGCGGCGTTCAGGTTCTCCGCGAGGCGGGTGGCCCACACGTTGGCGGTCTCCTGGTCGCGATCCCACCCAGCCCAAGTGCCGCCCTCAGCTTTTGGGCGCGGAACCACCTCGCCGGGGGTTGCGAAGACCACGTGCTGGTCGTTCAAGTCCGATGGTGCGTCTGCTTTGGTGACGACCGTGAACTGGAACGGTCGGCTCGGGTGGGGGTTGCGCTTGGCCCACCGCCGGTACGCGGCGAGTTCGGCCTTCACCGCCTCCCCCTGCGACGCGTCGCTTGGTGTGTCGATGGCCCCGTCAGCGTCCTCGTCTCTCAGCTTGGGGCCGAGAACTGGCCGGACGGCCTCCCCGCCGGCTGCGAGGCTGCTGGCGCCGGAGACGACGACGAGCCCGCTGCCGGTGTGGACGATCGGCATGTCCGCTTCGGGGAAGTCGTACCGAGGCACGCCTTGCCGGTCCCGGTCCTCATTGAGGGTCATCCGCCCGGACTTCACCCGGGCGTCCGCCACCGCGTCAGCGGCGGCAGCGTCCTCTTCCTCCAGGCCGAGGAACCGGATTTCCAACTCGGGCGGCATGCCCAGGTGCTTGCGGGAGATGTCCGTGAGGACTTCCTGCAGCCACCGCAGCGTCGGGAGGGTGCCCTTGCGCTGCTGCACGTCCGCCTGACCCTCGTGCCAGCCGGACGATCCGAGGCCACCCTGCTCGGTGAAGCCGAGCTCGGCGATCGTCACATCGAAGTGCGACGCCATGAGCTTGATCAGGAACAGGTCGTACTCGGGCTTGTACCGCTCGGCGACGTCCTGCCCAGTCTCGATGTCGAACCCGGGCGGAAGAACCCGCAGGCGGTGCCGCGCCGCGGTGCCACCGCTGTAGGTGTCGTTGAGGCCGGTCTCGTACTCCAGCACCTGCGCCGGCGACCAGCCGCTCTGTCCGTTCGAGGTGATCCAGCCAGGCGGCAGTGTGCCCTCGGTGTACTCGTCACGGATCCACTTGCGGCGCCGCAGCCAAACATCGAGGTCTTCGAGGGCCTGCTCGACCGCCGAGTACCCGTAGGGGGTGTGCGCGCGGACGTTGCGCCGCTTGTAGATCAACTGGTCCGCGGGAAGGGCCCCGATGTTGTCACCGTCAGCGTTGACGTCCGCGACGAACTCGCCGCGAGGGAACCCCCACAGGATCTGCTGGAACGCCGGGTTCGGCGGGGCGGGCCGGCCGCCGCGGTGGTCCCGCAGCGGCTTGATCGTGGACCCGTCGAGGACTTCCAGGGCGTACAGGTCGCCGCCGTAGGTCAGCCGCGGGTAGATCGCCACCGCGTCGAGGACGAGGTGCTCCTCCAGCAGCTTCGACACCCACTCGCCGAAAGACTCGTCCTGCCCGGGGTCGGGCTTCTCCCAGAACTGGGTGCAGCGCGCGATCTCCGGGGACAGGCGCTTCCGCAGCTCCTGCTCAACCTCCGAGCGGGGCCGGTGGTCGTCGTCCTGCCGGGCTGCTTCCACGGCCTGCTTGGTGATGGTGACCGCCCAGTCGAGACCGGACACCTCCGCTTTGCGGATCTCGATGCACCGGCGCGCCAGGCCGCCTGCGTCGGCGGCGTCCCGCAGCACCTTCCACGGCACCAGGCGGTCACCGGTTAGCCCGATGTTCGTACTGGCCTGGTATTCGTTGAACCGCGGCTCGGGCCTGCCCGAGTCCCGGCGCACCGGGTCGATAGCGGCGGGGAACAGCGGCACACCCGGGCCGAACGGCACCTGCGGGTCCGTGCGAGGCAGGGGCACCGACACGCCCGTCACCTGCTGCGGGCTACGCGCCGCGGCGTTCGCCAGGGCGGCGGCCTGCTCCGCGGTAAACGTCGTCGCCGAGGCGGGCGCGATGGCCTTCGTCGTCTCCGGGGTGCGGCGGAAGAGGTCGCGCCAGCGGGCCACAATCCACCCCCGGTCCACTGTCAGGCGGCAGTCCCGCCGGCTTCACGCATCTGCCGCAACCAGTCCATGGCCGCATCGTGACCGCCCGGTGCCGCGTAGAACGCCAGCAGTAGGGCATCGGCGTTATCGGGTGACCGACCGATCCGCTTGATCGTCTCCGCCTTAGGCTCAACAACGGTCCGGCCAGCCGCGTCGATGCTGTACTTCGGAGCGGTCAGTTGAGACACCAGGCGTTCCCGGTCGTCGTCCTCCAGACCGGAGAAGTCCCAGCTGGTGTCCTCTGAAAGTTGCCGGCCGATCTGCCACCAGATCTGCGAGCGGAGGTTCTTGAACCGGTGCGGTTCGGTCGACGACTCCGAGACGTTGACGCCGAGGATGTCCGCGCCGTGGCGCCCTTGCTGCCGTGCTTCCCGGAGCATGCCGATGATGCCCCAGCCGACGCCGATCGAGTCGACCTTGACGACGGCCGCCCCAGACTCGCGAATTGCCTCCACGATCCGCGCCGAGGCCTTCACCGGGTCCTTCTCCCGGAACCGCCACTCGCGGCCCACGAGCATGCCGCGGCGCTCACGGATGCTGGTTTCGTCGCCGCCGGCACCCATGTCGATCCCGAGCTCAGCGATGTCGGAGGTGGGGACCCCGTCTCGGGGCTGGGAGCAGGCGCGGAGCTTGGAGAGCCGCACAACGCCGTCTTCGGAGTCGTGGGGGAACTCGCCGGTGACCTTGGAGACGTAGGTCGGGGAGGTCTCCCCGAACTCGGCGGCCATGTCCTGCACGTACTCGTGGGAGACGAGGTTGGGCCGCAGGTCGTCCGGGACTGGTTCGCCGGTGAAGTTGGGGGTGTCGAACGCGCTGATCTTGATGACGTTCCAGCGGTCGGTGTTCGCGCACACCCGGGCGAACTGGGAGCCGGGGTCGTCGGGGTTGCCGATGGCGAGGATGCGGCAGTGCTCACCGGTGGCGATGGCGTTGGCTGCGGTCCAGAACTGCTTGTTGATCCCGCACGCTTCGTCGAGGATCACGAGCACGTACTTGGCGTGGATGCCCTGGAAGGCATGCGGGTTGTAGTCGGAGGGCTTGCGCCCAAACGCGATGAGGCGCTTGCCGAGCTTCCAGTCGGTCTCGTTGATTCGGCCCGGGAAGGGATTGCCCCTGGCTTCGGCCTTCGAGAACGCCGCGTTGATTTCGGACCAGAGAATCGCCTTCACCTGGTCCCCGGTGGGGGCGGTGGTGACGACGCGCGCCTCACCCGGGGGGTGCGTGTCGAGCCACCATGCGGTCAGCCGGGACGCTGTCCACGACTTGCCGACACCGTGGCAGGACTGAACGGCGGTGAGCCGGTGATCCCGCACCGATTCGGCGATCTGCACCTGCTTCGACCACAGGTGCTCGCCGAGCTTGTCCCGAGCCCACAGGGCCGGGTCGCGCCCGTAACGTTCGGCGAGTAGTTCCTGCTCGGTGGACTCTTCCAGTCGAGTGGCGGCGAGGAGGAGAGCGTTCATCACTCACCTCGCGGACTGGGTCAGGACACGGAGCGCAGGTGCCGGGCACCGACGCGGCGGGCTTCGGCCGCCCGATCCCCGCTCGCGCCGAGGAAGGCGATGACCGCATTGATGGCGCCGATAACCAGCTCCGCCTTGGCTTCCTCGATCTTGGCGAGGCGCTCGTCGATGCCCAGGCGGGCGTAGGCGACGAGCCGGTCACCCACACGCCCGAGGGCCCGCTCGTACACCACGATCTCGGAGCGGAGCTGCTCGGCGCCCTTGGCGTCCTTGTAGCGAATCTCGTCGTCACGGAGGTTGTTGACGAGCGATCCGAGGGCGTTCTTGAAGCCGATCTCCTCGGCGACGTGCTGTGCGAGAGCTTCGAGGGGGTTGTCGACGGCCTCTACTGCGAAGCGGGCCGCGAGCCGGCGCGCTTTCTGCTCGACCTTGTCCTCGGCCACGCGTCTGTCACCTGCCGCTCGTGTCGTCTTGTTCGCGCCGCCGTGCCGGTAGCAGACGGTCAGGCCTTTCATCGCCCACAGCTTGCAGGGGCGGGTGCGGTGCCCGTTCTCGTCCTGGGCCTTGCTCTGGCACCTGCGTTCCGGTGGCGGCTCATGGGACGGGACGTCGCGCCGCTCGGAGTGCGACTTGCAGACGTCCTTGCCCCGCATCGTCCACTGCGGGCACCGCTGACCGGCCCCCGTTTGGTGGCTCGTGACGATGGCCGTGCACCGGCGGTCGTCGGGCGGCACACCAGCTCTGTCCCGAGGGTGATCGCGGGCCATTGCACCCCCTCAGGGGTCACCAGCCGGGCGGCAACAGCAGAGCGTCGGACCCGGGCCCGGCATCGCCCTGTGGGGGCTGCTCCGGAGTGCAGTTGCAGTGCGGCAGGTCGCCCTCGCTGGGCGCCCTGCAGGTGGCTTGGTGGATGTGGGCCGCGGCGTCCGCGGTGATGGCGTGGCTCATGCATCCGTGGACGGCGCGGGTGTAGTCCAGGCAGTCTGGCAGCGGGCCAAATACGGGGGCGGGCTGCTGCGGATCGGCGAGGAGTGTCGCCTCGTCGCGACGCGCCTGCTCCTTGGCCTGCTCGGCGGCAATCTCGTCAGGGGTGAGCCTGCGCAGCCAATGGACGACCGCGGCGGCGCCACACAGCGCGCACTGAGGGGGTGCAGCGGCGCCCGGGGCCGGCACGGCATCGGGTTCGGTCACGGGGTCACCTGGGCAACGGTGAACTGGTCGAGGCCGGTCCCCTCGGTCAGGTTCGTGAGGAGTGACGGGCTGAGACTGCCGCCGGACGCGGCGAACACCACGACGTGCGCGGCGTCCGGGCTACTGACGGCCGGCATGTCGGGTGCTGCGTCCTGCGTGTACGT